ACGGTTCCTGCGGATGACATTGATAATCGCCTCCTCACCCTTCGCAGTGTTGAGAGCCGTCGCGATCTCGTTCGGATCCGTCACGTTCACGATCGAGACGGTCATCGGCGCGGCTCCGGGCACCTGAGGCACGATCCTACCGCTCTCCGTCGGGACGAACAGCTCCGGCCTCCGCTCGCCGACGACCAGGGGCTGACCCCTGGGCGCGGGTCCACCCGACTGGCGGAAGAGGTCCCCGAAGGAGCCGAATGATCCGGAGGCCGCCGCGCCAGCCCCACCCAGGAGCGCCAGCCCAGCCAGGCCCTGGAGGTAGTTACCCTGGGCCAAGCTGAGCAGGGTCTGCCGGATGAGGAGCCGGGTCAGGTCCTTCAGCACGCTCTCGGCGAAGGCGTGGAAGTCCACCTCGCCCGTGGCGACGAACTCGACCAGCGCATCCTCCGCCGCGTTGAAGGCGTTGACCAAGGTGTTCTCGGCGACGCTCGCCACGTCGGAGATCTGGTCCTGGATGCGCAGCAGGCCCCGCTGCAGGCCGCCCTCCAGGGTGCGGTCAGTCGCGAGGGCCTCGAGCTGAGCCTCCCGCAGCTTCTCGTTGTACTTATCCCAGTTGAGTACGCCACTGGCGAGTTGCCTATCGATAGCCTCGAGCCGCAGTCGCAGCTGCTCCTGTGGACCGAGAACCTCATCGATCACCTTCGCCTCCTCCTTCATGACCTGGAGGTTGAACAGTCGGCTGAGGAGAAGATCCTTCTGCGAGGCGGAGAGTGTCACATTCTGCTTCAGCAGCTCCTGCTCGATCTTGATCAGGTCATTCTGGACCTCCCGCTCTCCGTTGACCAGACCGAGCAGCTGAGCCTGCTGGTCCAGGTCCGCGAGCACCTCGTTGAACTGGCGGTTGCTCTCGGGCGCGCTGGCGATGGACCCGCCCGCCTCCAGATTCGCTGGGACCTGCTCCTTGAGCGCCTGCTGCCGAGCACGAGCGTGCTCCTCGGCCCTATCGAAGATGACATCAACGGCATCCTGGGCCACCGTCCCGTTGAATCCCTCGAGGAACCCCTCCCGAACTGCGTCGCCCAGGTCGGCTGCGGCTCCGGCGGATTGATTCTCCAACTGACCCAGCTGCACCTCGGCGATGCGCCCCAGGCCGACGAAGTCGGTGATGTTGCTCAGCGCGCCGGTGATCTTGTTGATGCTCACCTCGACGAGGGAGATCACGCCGTTGAGGGCCTTGATCATCAGGTCCTTGATCGCTGGGCCCAGGCCCCTGAACACGGCCACGATGGACTTGAAGACCCCGATCCAGAGACCGACCCATCGATCCATGAGTACCGCCGTGACCTTGAACAGCCCTCGGACGCTGAGCTCCACGTCCCCGAAGACGTCCCTGGCGATCTCCGCGATCGCGGGGAAGTTCTCCCGCATGAACGCGGCGATGATCTCGACGCCATCAGCGATAGCCTCGAAGGTCACAACCGCCAGATCCTGCAGGGTGGCGAAGCCGTCCCCAGTCAGCTTGATCTGATCGCCGAAGGCGATGAGGACACCGATGACGGTTCCGATGACCACGGCGATGGCGCCGATGCCCGTGCTCGCGACGGCCACGGTCAGCCTCTTCAGGGCGGCGATGGCGGCGGGAATGACCCGCCCCACGAAGATGGACAGGATGATGATGCCGGTTGCGATGAACGCGCGACCGAGGACGTCGATGTTGTCGGCCATCGCCAGGATAGCCTTGCTGGTGGCGGGGAGGATGCCGGTGGTCTGTCCCAGCTTGCCGAGGAAGACGGTGATCGAGTTACCCAGCACCGTGAACGCCGAACCAACCGAGGGGATCACCTTGAGGAACCGCTCGTCCAGCTCCTTCCGGGCCTGCTGGAACGCCTCGAGGACCTCGACGGGGCCGATCTTGCCCTCCTGGCCCAGACGGAGCAGCTCGCCGCGCGTCACGTTGAAGCGCTTCGCGATGATGTCAGCCACGCCGGGCAGCTGCTCAAGCACCGACCGCAGCTCCTGTCCGCGGAGCTCGCTGGAGCCGAGACCCTGGGACAGCTGACGGAGAGCCTGGGCGGCCTCGATGGACGTGGAGCCGGAGATCGTCACGGCCTGGTTGATGGACTCGACGACCCGCAGCAGCTCGGCCTGGCTGATCCCGAGGCGCTCGGTCGCCGTGGAGAATCGCTGGAACAGCTCCGCGTTCGCCTCGAAGCTGGTGCGGGTCCTCTGGCTGATCGCCAGCAGCTCCTCTGTGACGGCGATGAGCTCGGAGGTTCCCTCCGTGACGATCCGGAGGCGGTTCTGGATGTTCGTGAAGGCGTCCGCCATCCTGAACAGCTGGCGGATGATCAGGACGCCTCCGATCTGTCGGAGGGATCTGTTCAGGAACTCAACCCCGGTCGCGGCCCTGCCTGCCGCCCCGCCGATCCCGGCGAGTTGCTTCTGGACGACAACGGCGCCCTGCTGGGTGACCGTGATGACCAGTGTCTGGCTGGCCACGCTAGACGCCCCTCAGTAGCTGCGACTGGCTGAGCGCCGCCCGCATGCGGCTCATCGCCGCGGCGGTCATGTTGCTCGGGGAGGTGGTGGGGCTGCCGTCATCCAGGTGCTGGATGTAGGGGACGCCGTTGCTGATGAACAGCTCCTGCTCCAGCGACCAGGCGCCCACGGCCTGGAGGGCCTGGTCCACCGGCTTGCTGGTCGAGGCCTCCTCGCTCCCGGGCGATGGATCATCCCGCAGCTCGGGTTGGCCGACGCCCACGGCCCAGTTGGAGCGGGCTCGCCCCGTGCGGTACGGGGTCCGGATCGCAGCCTCCGTCGCGCCCAGGACCACGGCCCCGCGGATGGCGCGCTCGGTGTTGCGCCTGAAGAGGAGAGAGATCCTCCTCATGTCACCGGCGAACTGGTTGAGCCCGAAGGAGGTTCCCATCAACTTCTCCGCTTGGCCTTCATCTGCTCCTCTTGGAAGCCGAGGAACTCTGAGTCCATTCTCTGGATGAGGTAGTGGAGATCCTCCGTCTCCTCGTCATCCAGCTCGTTCACCTTGGCATATCTCTCGACCGCCGACCAGGGGATGGGACCAACGCCCATGCCCAGCTGCCGCTCCCCCGATAGGTCCAGGAAGGCGTCATAGAAGAATTCTAGGCCCTCCGATAGCTCGGGCGCCTGGGCGATGTGCTTCGGGAGAGGGGTCTTCTCGCGGGCGCACTGCTCTATGATTCTCCTCTCCCCCTGCGGGTCGTGCCGCAGCCTATGGAGGAGAACCGCGGTCAGTTTCCCGCTTCAGTCTCCAGGAGCGAGCGGCGGAACAGGGCGATGTTCTGGGCCTCGTTGAGCAGGTCCCGGAAGAGATCCGGCAGGTCCCGGAACAGCTTCCGGGCGTTGTCCTTGGTGAACTCCAGGGCCTGGCCGTCCTCGCCGGTGACGCCCTCCCAGCCCAGGAGGCTGCTCTCGATGAAGGCGTCCATCATGAGCCCATCGGCCAGGTCGTCGTCCATGGCCTGGGCGGCGATGGCCCGGCGGTGCGGCCGAGTCAGCTGGGCGAACTTCTTGTTGAAGCGCTTGTTGCTCCCGCCCGCGCGGGCGATCCGGAACTTCCCAGCCGATCCATAGTCGATCGTGATGCCGGAGGTTTCCAGACCCGGGTCAGTCTTGAAGGTCCTGTACGTGCTCATCGGGGGTCTCCACGGGGTTGGTCTACGATCAGTCTGCCGCGCTCGGCAGGTAGTCGAAGAAGACGATCATCAGGGTGTGGTTGAGGGTCGGGTCGATCTTGGCGCCGGTGGCCGCCTCGTTGCTCAGGGGCAGCGTGATGGGCTGGTCCTGCTCGACGTTCGGGCGGCCATCGCCCAGGGTGATCAGGGGGAGATCGAAGCTGATGCCTGCGTTGGCCTTCGCCAGGTGCAGGTGCATCGTGATGTCCTCGTTGTTGCGGACGGCCGAGACCGCCGCGACGTCCGAGAAGTAGGCCGTGAGGCTCCCGCCGACCTGGAAGGTTCCGACGGTCACCTCGAAGGCGCCGAGGACGCCGACCGCCTTGTTGGGGCTGGCGTTGTTGTTGATCGTGATCGTCAGCTCTTGGATGAACGCGAACAGCGGACTCGGATTGGAGTCCGAGCTGTCGTACACGTGCATCTTCATCGTCGTGACGTCGGAGCTGGTGTTGAAGGCGTCGGACTCCACGATGTCCGGTCGGGCACCAGCCTTGAGGGCCGTGGGGCCGTCGTTCTGGGTGTCGTTGATCGCGATGAACGACATGTCGATCGTGATCTTCTCGGCCGTGGGGACGTTGATCGTGAACTCGTTGGCGACCGAGCCCTCGAGGTACTGGGCCTGGATCTCCGCAGGGAGGGCGTCGTCCGGGGCGCCCAGGGTGCGCTCGAGTTGGTACGTGCTACGCACGATGTCCGAGCCCGTCCGGTCCCGGAGGCGCCGCCCGAAGAAGATCTGGATGGTGTCCGCGACGTTCGCCTCGGTGACCATCGTACTGGCCGTCTTGTCGAAGACGATCCGGTTGGTGGCGACGGAGAACACGCGGGCGAATCCGTTGTTGGCCGCGGTGTCGAACTGGTTCGCGGCGATGTCGCCGCCGATGAAGATCCACTCACCGGGGATCAGACCCAGCTGCGTCAGGTCCTTGGTGGTCGTGGTGAGCGCGGGCTGGGCCAGGCTCGCATCGATGTCGGCATCGCCAGCCGCGAACTGGAAGCCCACCTGGACGAGGGTGGCGGCGGCGGGAGGAGTCTCGGCAACAAGGTTCTCGAACACGCCGAGGGCCGTCGCCGAGACTGCGATGGCGCGCTTCAGGCCGTTGTTCGCCGTGTTGGTGAAGTTGTCGGCGAGGACGAGGTCACCGATGCGGAAGACCGTCAGGCCGGAGGCCGCCTCATACTCCTCGGCGGCGCCGTCGACTGTCGTGACCTGGCCAGCCCCACCGAACTCGGCCTTGGGCTCCAGGTCCGCGAACATGAAGCCCTGCATGATGTCCTGCATGTTGATCTGGGTCAGGTCCATGTTGAACCCGCCCGAGGCATCCAGGTCAGTGGTGACGCCCTTCTTGCGCTTGCGATCCGCGTTGATGGGGTTGCGGGCGACGGTCGTCACGCTGCCGCCGAAGTCGGCGTAGCTGTTGGGCTCCAGGGGCACCCAGGGGTTGGTGGGATCGGCGACGCCGATGCTCAGCTCCTTCTGGTACCGCAGGCCGGTGACGTTGCTGTCGATCTTGAAGACCTGTGCCATCTGGAGATGCTCCTTGGACTAGGGAATCATAGAACGGATCCCCGGGACACGCTCCCCGTCACGCGATCGAGTCGTACTCAAAATCCGTGAGAATGTTCGATTGGAACCACGGCCCAGTCTGCCCCACCTCGTTGGCCCGGGCGTTCCGGAACCAGACCCCGCCCGGGCTGGAGATGCCCTGGAGGGCCTCCTGGAGCTGGGTGGAGATGGTATCGTTGGAGACTAGGCCGTCGCCGTTGGGGGTGAAGAGCTGGAGGGTGACGAGGCCCCGCCGGGTGTACATCCTCTGGGAGTCAGCCCCCGCCAGAGCCGCCTGCTCCGAGACCAGGTGCTGGACCGTCGCCCGGACCCACGTCCGGGGCCGGTCGCCCGCCGCGGCGGGGTCTGGGGCCACCTGCTTGGTGTCGTCCCACACCACGAGTAGATCGGTGATGGTGTCGGTGACGCCCTTCACCAGGGCGAGGATCTCGTCTCGGGCCTGGACGCGGGTCAGCATGGCTCACTTCCTCAGCTGCAGCTTGTACACGAGGGTGGTCCCCCCGGGACGGACTGTGTCCACGTTCACGATCTTCCACTCCAGACCGGCGTCGTCCCGCAGCAGGTCGAACTCCCGGAGATCGACGCCCTCGACGCTCAGCTGGGCCACGAAGGCCCTCTGGTCACCCCGCTGCACCAGATCCCCGTCGACGTCCGCCGCCTCGTAGTTGAGGAAGACGGCGGTCGCCTCCACCTCCTGGGCCGAGGCGAAGTTCGTCCCCCGCCAGGGCTGGGCGCCGTCCAGCGGCGTCGTATCCAGCCGGATGAGTGTGGCCGCCCGGCCGTTCTCCTCCAGCAGGGTCTGCGCAACGAGGGCGAGGCTGGCGTAGTTGATGGCCACGTCAGCCGCCTCTCACGATCTGCCGGTTGTTGGCAGGCCGCAGCAGCTCCTCCATCCAGAGATCCGCCTCGGGGTACTCGGGGATGTTGAAGCCCGAGACGAGGGAGGACCCATTGGATCGAGTCCGCATTATGGACTGCAGCTCCCCCGCGGTGACGAAGGTCCTGCTGTCGGTGACCGCGCCCTCGATCCTCTGGGTGATGCTCTTGATCAGACCGGAGACGGTGCCGGCATCCTGGGTGACGTCGTCCACCTGACTGAGATCCTGGGCCGGGGCCGATCGCAGCGGGTCGGGGGCCAGCTCCCCGTAGATGAAGGCCCGGAGGGCGTACTCCGCGCAGGCGCGCCTGAGCTGACGCGGGATCCTGTCCACGTCCCCATAGAGGAAGTCATCGTCGTCGTAGGCGTCCAGCCGGGGCCACTCCAT